TCTCGTGCTGGTAAAGGTACTGGTTGAGCCCGGCGCCAATGGGCGGCCCAAGCACAGACTCATTGATCCACGCCGAGCGCGACACATATGGATTGGCGGCAGAGTTGGACCCGTAGTCCCACTGGTCCAAGTTGATATTATATTTGACGTATCCCTCGTTTTCCCCGCCATTCCCGTAAGTGGGGAAGTACCAAGTGATCTCGCCGAAGCGGGAGTTGGGAGCAATTCTAATGCGGTCAAGGTTGGTCGTGTCGAGGTCCTGAAAGACAACGTCCCAGATTGGGCAGCGGATCGGCTCGACGCCATTGCCTGCGAGCCGATAGAACTGACTTTGCCCCATCCAGTAGACGACGCCATTCATGGACCCGGCGGCCTTGCGCCCGATGAGGCCGCAGCCCGTGCCCAACTCGTTGAACTGGTAGACGTAGGGTGGCCCGACGTACTGCATGGCCCAGATGCCCAAGTCAGTCCACAGCAGGCCCTGCTGCGGCCCCTGAATACATTGAACAAGGCGCGACCCCTTGGGTATGCGGTAGCTGCCCGCCTGATTGGTGAGGCTGGCGGTCCAGTCGTCGTAATTGTCAACGTCGCACCAGCGGACCAGCATCGGATCGGTGATGCCCGTAAACGTCGAGCCCCACGCAATGATCTGACGCTGGGGCATGGCGACGAACATGCCCTGATTGACCGTGGGGGCGGCGACAATCACGTTGGCGACCGCCGTGCCCGTCGTCGGATCCCACGAGTAAATAGGACCGCCCAGCGGGTTGGCGATGAGGATTTGACCCCAGTTGTCCAGCGTCCAGTCGGTGGCGTTGATCGGAACGCCCCGGTAGGAGGCGGGGACGACACCGCCGTAGCCGTAGAAGCCATACCCTGCGACGCCGTAGCCGACGCCGGGCGGGTATGTGCCGACGCCGTTCCGGTAGACAAAGTGAACCTGCCCGCCATTCATTGACCCGGTAGTACTGGATGTAGCCGAGTTGGATGCCGCAATAACAAAGACATTGCCGCTGGTCACGCTGATGACGGCGTAGTTGCCGTATATGGTGACGCCGCCAACTGTCGTCGCGACCAGTGCGGTGAAGGTGTCCCCGGCCAAATACCCGTGATTGTTCAGGGTGACTGAGACTGAGTTGACGCCATTGGTCGTAGTGAATGACGGCACGGCGCCGCCGTTGGCGACAGTCGATGTGGCGGCGGTGGCAGCGTAGATTGTGTATTGGTTGGCGTTCAGGGTCGGATTGGACACCTGATATTGCCCGAACAGGACAATCCCGCCAACGCTGACTTGTGTTTGTATATCAACGACATAGTAGTCATTCGTGTTGCTAGCAGTGTCCACGATGACGACGGCGGTGCTGCCGGACGTGGTGCTGAAATTGACGGCCTCGTTGGCCGTTATCTGCTCGGGCGTAATGTCTTGGCTGCCGCCGGATACAATGACGCCGAGGGAGTTGCCCGCGCCGGTGATTGTGCCGCCGGAGACGTAGGCGGTCGTCGTGGCGTTGGCGTATGAGACGCTGGTCGATGTGGCAGCCGTGACCACATAAGTCCCGTTGTAGCCGTTCGGGTTTATGCCGCCGACAAGAATGGCGGAATTAACTGTAAAAACAAACGGGCCGGTGAATGTCAGGGTGGCCGTCGTCCCATTGCCGCTGGCGCCGGTCACAACAATTGGGGCAAGTCCATCGGCGCCAACAGCTAGATAGGAGTTGGCATTAGTGTCCTCCCACGCCCACAAGCACCGGACAGTGGAGCCGATCTGGCCCGCGTAGAACTTTGTCCAGCCACCGAGTTTTTGAACCAAGCCACCAAGCGTCCGGTCGGGAATGAACCGGATGAGTTGGCTCTCGGAGATGGCGGCCTCGTTGAGGGCGGGCGTCTTGTTGACATCCACGCCGGGCATAAGTTTGAGCGCGCTGTGGGGCATGGCTTACCCCCTCGTCGGGGTGGCGACGGTGGCGGGGCTTTGCGAGGACCACCCGGCGGCGTCGAACTTCTTGCGGGCCTCCTCGACGATGGCGCTCTTGAGGAGGGCCTGATACTGGCTCTCATAGGTGATGGCCATCTGCGGGTCGTCGTTTAGGCGCCCGAAGTTACGCTGGTACGCTGAAATGTAGATCATCGAGGCCATGATGAAGACGTCCGGCAGGTAGAGGCTGATAAAGGTTGAGGTGTTCGTTGCGGACAAGCTGTTGGGCCGGTAGGTGCCGACGACTTCGACCGGGTAGGCCTGATCCGGGACCGGGCCGACGTAGAACAGCGTCTCGTTGAAGGGCACAAAATACTGGGGCTGGCCGCGATTGGCGGTAAAAGATGACCCGTAGACTGCGTCAAGGAACTCCTTCGACGTGGGAAGGAGGGGGATGCGGGCGCACAAATCGGGGTTATTGGTGGTGGATGCGTTGCTGCTTCCGTCAATTGTTCCGGCGGTGGTCATGCTCCCAGTGGTTGTTCTGGCGTATGACACAGACCCCGCCGACGAGCTGGTTACGGTATAAGTCCCATTGTACCCGGCGGGGACCATCCCAGCCACAGTGATCGTCTGCCCGGCGGAGAACGCATAGGTGCTGGAATATGTGAGAATGGCTGTAGTCCCGTTGCCAGAGGCTGCCGTCACATCCAGAACTGGCGGCCCCGTCAAAAGATTGATCTGCTCGCTGACGACGAAGGTACCAGCCTGCGCGTCAGTGTTCAGCGACAAGTCTATGTTAAAAGACAAGTTCCTGTTTCCAGCCGTCAGAACAAAGCTGACACCGTGCAAGGACGTGGACGTGAACATAAAATCAATGTCACGATACATCCGATTTTCTGCGTAGCTGATCATGGATGGCAGAATTTCTACAAACGCCGGGTCAGTCTCAGAGACGACAGCCATCGTCGCGATCTGCGTGACGTATTGAGAGTATGTCAGGCCTGTAGTCATGGAAACCCCGCGATCAGCCCACTATAGCATCATTCCCCTTAGGTTGTCATGCTCATGGCCTTTTCTTTGACCTCGGCAACACGGCGGCTCCATCCTTTGCCAAAAGTCTCAAAAGTTGGAAGCCGCTTCAAGAAATTAAGCCGCTTATCGCAAAGAGCATCAGCCAATTCTTGGGGGTCACAAGCTTTAATAGCTTCCAGTGACTTGGGGCCAATTACGCCGTCCGCAGTCACGCCAGCAATCTCCTGAAGGTACTTTGCCGCCCGGCCAACCCCGGAGTTGACAGCCAAGTCATAAGCTGCGTAATCCGCGCCAGAAGGAAGCTGGTCGCCCTTGATCTTGTCCCAGTACATTGCCTTGTAGAATGGCTTCACCTTCTCAGGCGTCAGGGCACGCATATCGCTTTCAGTGATAGTTCGCACCAGCCAAGCTTCCCAAGCCACCTTGGTAACCCCCAAGTTTGTCATTCCACCTGGATCTTTTGGATTATTTACAAAACCACCTTCGTGCTTCAAGACCATCTCAAAGCAGGATTCCCAGTTCTCTTTCATGTCACTTGTCCTTTGCGGCGAGGAGGCTGTTCTTTTCCTTGGAGCCAGCGGATGAGCCAAAGTAGAATTGCATCACGCCGGTCCACGAGGTGCTGAGAGAGCCCAGCATCATCAGAAGGACTTCAGTTCCCGTCTGCGGGATCCCAAACACCATGATCCAAATCAGCGCCCCAAAGAACCCAAACGTGATGAAAAAGGCCAAAGCCTTGGGGGTCCAATCTTTGGTCTCGCGCTGCATCTGCCGGGCACTGTCGCGGTCACCGGCTGCGATGCGCTCAAGGTCAATGTCCAAAGACTTCATCTGCACCTTGAAGTCGGCGTCGATCTTCTTGATGGCGGCAAGCTGGTCAGGCGTTGCGGACGCCATGGCCTCAGAGATCTGCTCCTCGGTGCCGTCTTCATGGCCAAAGAGGGCGCTGGACAGGGTCTTGACGGCAACGCCAGCCAGCGGGCCACCCAGCGCCGTAGCGATGGACGGGGCCAATTGACCAAGTAGAGGGCCAAATTGCTTCAGTAAGTCCATTTTACTTCCCCTCAATGTTGAACGTCAGGTTCTTGTGGTCGGGGTATGCGATCACGACATTGCCCTCGGGGCACTTGTACATGATGCGGGCAATCAGCTTCGCGCCGCCGGGGGCGACGCCATCCGGGCTCTCCACGGTCATTGTGTAGCCAAACTTGTCTACTGTTGGGCTAGCAGGACCGCTGAACTTGACGACTGACGGCAGCGCCTTGTGGACCATGTAGTCCGAGTCCCGCACCTCAAGGCTGAAGTCCTCAACCGTGCAATCGTCGCGGATCTTCTGGCGGGCTACAACCACCTTGAATGAGCCAGAGGCCGGGCCGCTAGTGATGCTGAAGTGCTCCGCATCCCACTTGAGAATGTCTTTGGGGGGCAATTTGAACTTATCATATAGCGAATAGCCGCCACCAATCATCGCCATGACCGCAGTCACGACGGCGATAGGCTTGGTGATGGCGTCGGTGTCGATCACTTGTCAGCCTTTCCATCCAGCTTGTCGTAGATCCTTTTGAACATGTCTTCGATGTGATCCATGCGCTTATCCATGTCGGGTTTGCTGACATAGTTCTTGGGCATATCGACCTCAAGCTCATGCAGATCCCTGCGCAATTCCTTCACCGCACCCCAGATCTCACGTGCAAACCAGCCGCCAGTGGCAATAGCAGCCCCGCCAACGACATTGAGGATTGACTGAAGTTCCATAGCCTATGCCGCCTCTTGCTGTTCGCCAGAAATAGCCTTGCGAATGTAATCCAGATTTGCCTCTAAACGAGCGTCATCCGGCTCAAGCTCATAGGCTATTTTTGCATGATGAAGTGATGGGCCGTATATGCCAAGGTTCC